CTCGAGCAGCTCGGCCACCGCCGGCGGCAGTAGCTTGGCCCAGCGGCGGCACTCGCCGAAGAGGGCGTCGAAGAGCTGCGAGGCCGTGGGGGCCGTGACCACGACCTTGACCGGGACGCGGGTGAGCATGAACCAGAGCATGGCCCACGAGGCCACGGTGGACTTGCCCGTGCCGTGGCCGGAGCGGACGCTGATCTTGCGCTCACCGGCCGCCAGAAGCTCTAGAAGGCGACGCTGCCACGGGTCGGGGGTTACGCCTAGGACCTCCTCCACGAAGGCCACAGGGGCCGCGTGGTAGCGTTTGACGAAGGCGAAGTAGGGGTTTTCAGAATTTTTCATACGGTCCGTGTGGGGTTACGCAAGCGCCGCCCCCCCGGCGGGGGCCACCCCCCGGGGGGGGGTCTGGCGGTCGGCCGGAATCGCCCGGCGCCCCGACCCTAGGGGAATCAAGCACTTACGCGCGCCCCCGTCGTTGAGGGGGGGGGATTGTCCGCAGGGCGGTCATAATCGCCCCGATTTAACATAATGGGTGTTATACGCACTACGCGCCGCAACCCCTTGAGAATCAAGCACTTGCGCCGTGCGTGCGCTTGCGCATCGGTGCCCGAGCGCGTGCTGATCGCCAGGCCGTGAGTTATCCACAGGTTATCCACAGGTTACTCACAGGTTATCCACAGATGTGTCGCGCGCGCCAGCATCCGACCGCGACGATGTGTCGCGCGTCAGCTTTTCCGGTTCCTGAGTGCTCACGGTGCGCATCAGGTTACGCACGGCCTCGAGGTGCAGCTGCGTCGTGTCCGTCACCTTGATGTCCTGCTGGATCTTGTTGCCCCATCGCTTCGCATCCATCCGCTCGGCCAGCCATTGCCGCGCAGACATCGCCACCTTCGCGGCGTTCGGGTCCATCTGCTCGGCCTCGACCTTCTCGGCCAGCTGCTCGATGCGTTCGGCATTCGCAAGCGCCCTCGCGTTGCGCACCATCTCGTAGCGCTCGCTCAATTCCGGGTCCTTCTGGATGCGATCGAACAGCACCGAGTAAGGAACGACGCTGCCGTCTCCCGTGAATGATCGCAGAGAGTTACCTTCCCCTAGGTGAATCCAGAGCTGGTCCCAGAAGTCTTGGGTCTTCATCAGCTCTTGGGCCTTCTCACGCTTGGCGCGCTTGATTGGTGTCCCAGGCATCAGTCGCTCACGTGCACGTAGGTCGTGACGTCCTCGTAGTCCATGTCATAGCCATCCAGCGCCACGATGTCGAAGTTGGAATAGGTGCGCCTCGGCCTCTCGGCCTCGACCCGCCTCGGTTGTCTCTCAAACTTCGGCCGCTTCTCATCCGCATAGACCCGGCGCCAGACTCGCTCGGTCGTGGAGAACCGAAACCCGCAGGCCGTGCATTCTCTTCGCCGTCGAGCCTCCGTGTCGAACTGGTAGACCTTGACGACCTCAGACGGCCGGCTGCACTTCGGGCATTTCATCTTTCGGGCAACTGCGGCTTGACCAAGGCCAGCCAGTCATCCAGTCGCTGGATGACCAGGAACTCGCGCTGATCGCCTCGGCACACGACCGCCGGGATCTCGTAAGGCGCACAGGCCGCGGTAGCCTGGTCGACCCATTCGTAGACCGCGATAGCTTTGCGACGCTTGACCTCTAGGACCCAGCGGGCAAGACGGATGTCCGCGCCGCCGTCTCTGGCCTGCCCCAAGATCCGATTGGTCTGCCACCCCGTCTTGTCCGTGATGATCTTGCAGACCTCTCGCTCGGTCTCTGCCCCGCGTTGTCGTTGTCTCAGTCCCATGTCTCACAATCTCGCAGTAATGCGGCCCAAGTCTACAGCACGGCACAGGTCAGCAATCAAGGGCCTGAGCTTCTTGGACATCCGCGCCCGGCGCTTGGTGTCTCTCGTCGCGTTGCGTCGAGCCTCGACCTTTCGCCAATAGTAGGCCCGATGATACTCGGCCCTGTCCGTCTTCGGCTTCGACCGCCAATGGTCTGGATGCCTCGCCTCGTCGACCGCATTTATCACGATGGCCTTGATTGCGTTCTGCTCAATGGTAGCCCGGGCGGCGATCGCCAGCTCCTCGAGCGTGTGGCCGGACTTCCTCGCGGCGAGCTTATGGTGCCGATGAGGCCGGCCGCCGGTGTTCTCGGTCAGGCAGATCGGGCAGAGCTTCACTTCTTCGCCCACTTGGACTTGTGGTCGTATATGCCGTTGCGCTTCGGAGGGTCGTCGAACTTCCGCTCCTCGGCCTCGGCCTTGGCCGCCTCGGTGGTCTCGAAGACCCCGAGCCACTTTGGGATGACCCTGCCATCCGCCCCATGAGCCCAGAGCACATGGCGCACCTTGCCGTCGACCTTGGACGACATCACAGCAAACCGACCGCACCCGGTCAGGAGCCCCCACTTGTCGTCCTCCTTCCACTCGAGCGGCCCCAGCCTATCGAAGCGGATGATGCCCTGGCTCATTGCGCCCACCCCGGCCGCTTGCCGACCTCGCCCTTGGCGTCCTGGTAGTGGACGACCTTGGCGTTGAACATCGACTGCATGGCCTTGGCAATCTGGAACCCTTCCTGCCCCAGACCCTCAACCATCCGCCTTGCTAGTGGCGTGTTTGCACTATGTTGCTCTAATGCAACACTACGCAACGGACTTGTCTTGTACCTCATGCTTCCTCCGTGTCTGAACCAATGTCCGAAGTCATGTCCGAATGTCCGAGTCCTAAGGACTCTCGGACATTTTCGGACATCTTGACCGTCCGAAACTGTCCGAATTTGACGCTTTCGGACATTTTCGGACATCACTCATTTGAGAGCCTCGAGCCGCCCACCGTGGCCGTCAGGAAGGGCGACATGAGGAGCTTTTCGACCGCATCGTGGACAGACTGCCGGCTGATGCCGCACTCCCTCCCGATCTGGCGCAGCTCCTCGACGGTCCAAACGAGGGCCGTCTCGCTCCGCTTCTGGCGCTCCCTGAGGGCGAGCAGGACGGTCCGCTGCGCCTTCCCTTGCGGCGCCTGCGCGCTGATGGGGCGCTCCCCCTGGGCCACGCTCTGTCGCATGACGAGGCTAGTCAGCCGCTCGCCGTACCGATCGGCCGCGCCCAGGTCGATGACCTCGGCCTCGTAGGCAAGGTTCGGCAGCTCGCCGGTGTCCTTGAACCGCTGCCTCGTGACCTCGACGTGGGTGTTCGGCTGGGCGGCGCGCTTGACGATGTACTCGGCGTCCGGGTTCGCCATGAGGGCGCTGGCGCCCCGCGGGCGGTCGGCGTCGCCGTGACCGGAGTGCGCGACGATCAGCACGCTCGCGTCGTACCGCTCGCGGATGAAGCGCGACACGGCCGACAGGTACGCCGCCACCTCTTGGTTGCTGTTCTCGTCCATGCCGGCGCTGAACTTGGAGAGCGTGTCGATGACGACGAGCGTGGGCCGGATGCCGGCCTTGTCCATGGCCTCGACCAGCATCGCCATCTCCTCCTCGCGGTTGAGGTTGAGGGGGCGCTCGAGGGCGAGGATGGGCAGGCTGCGCAGGTCTTGGCCGCCGCCGAAGGTCTGCATCCACGCCTTGACGCGCCTGCCGAGTCCGCCGCCCTCGCCGGAAAGCAGCGCCACCGGGTTGCCGGCGTTGGCGATCCGCATGGCCCAATCCAAGGCTATGAAGCTCTTAAAGCTCGCGCGCGGCCCCGCCAGGACGGCGACGACCTTGGCCTCGATGACATGGTGCAGGAGCCACTCCGGCTCGCGGTTCTCCTCGACGATATCGGCGACATGGCGCAGCACCACCGAGAAGCCCGTCGCGTTCGTGGCGCCCGGCGTCACCGCCGCAGCGTCCGGCTCGAGGCTGCGGACCATGCCGCGCGCCTCGGGCACGTCGCCGTAGTCCGGGGCCGGCTCCTCCCGCTGCGGCGGCCCGATGCGCACGGCCTCCGAGACTGGCGCCCAGCCGCCGGCGCGGGCGGCGTTGAAGAGCGACCCCAACGTGACGCCACCGCCGCGGTCAAGGTGGAACGACTGCCACCGGTACTCGATGTCGGCGCGCCCGGCGTACGAGGCCGGCAGCTCGCCCGTGATGCCGCCGCAGCTCCACGAATCCCAGAGCTCAAGGCCGTCGTCCGCGCCGCCGCTCGCGTGGTGCAGCGCCATCCCCACCATCAGCCATGCGTCGTACCCCTCCGGGTCGATGTGCGCGATCGCCTCGGTGACGCGCGGCAGGTCGCGCTGGAAGTCTTGGCTGGTGCCGGGCTTGGGCGGCAGCTTGGCCGCGACCTCGGCGGGCAGCTCGAGGTCCATCCGGCGCTCGTCGATGAGCCCCGCCGGCAGCGGCTGCGCCTCTTCCATGGGCCCGCTCTGGCCGTAGTGCAGCGGCCACCATATGACGTACCCGCCCTCGGCCCTGATGTCGAGCCCCTCGCGCTTGACCTTGCCTAGCACGACACTAGCGCCGCCTCGTATTTTTACCCCGGCGGGTGCCTTAAAGAGGTAATGACGGCCGCCGCTGCCGCCGCCGGTCGCGTGCACCCTGGTCTTGGTGAGCTCGAACTGGTGCTCGCTGATCCAGTCCTGCGCCGCGCTCGACGCGCTACGGTGGTCGTAGTCGATAACCACCAGCCCGGTGATGGAGCCGGTCGGCACCCCGACCAGCGCCTCCGGGTTCGCCGACCACCAGCGCCTAATCTGCTGCTCGTCTTGGGTGGCATCCTTAAAGCCGTTGCGGGTGAGCGGGCTCTTGGCCTTTAGGACGCGCCCGTCCTGGTCTGTCTGGTCCGCCCTGCGGCACGGAAAGACCGGCGCGCGCTTGGCGAGCTCAAGGACGCGCTCGACGGAGACGATGGCGGTGAGGTCTGGCTTCATGGGTAGATGTCCGGCCGCAGGGCCTTGCGTGATACACCGGTTGCGGCCTCTACCGCAAGCACCCGCAGCGCCGGGACGCTGCCGCGCGCGCACCACTTCTGGACGGCCTGTGGCCTGATCCGTAGGACCTTGGCGAGGGCCGACTGGCCCCCGGCTTTGTCCACGGCGTAGATGATGGCCGCGTGTTGCGGCGTGACTTTCCTGCTCATGTTGACATGGTACAACCTTCGGTATAGGCCACGGAAGGGGGTATGAAAATATTTTACACCGGGGGGTTGTAATCCGTTTTCTGCTGTGCCACTATCCTTTCCACGGGCGGCGATGTTGCCGACCGGAAGCGATAGAAGGAGACGCAACGTGAACGACAAAAAAATCATTTCTCTCGTCCAGTCCATGCCGACCACAATCGACATCTACGACAAGATCGTCGCGCCGCCCACGCTCGTTGGCGAAGACAGCGCGGGCCGCAAGCAGATTGTGTTGAGCGCGGAGGATAAAAATTCATTTTACTTTGCGGACTACTACGGAGAGTTTCGCGGCGGTTGCCCGTGGATTCACCCCGCCCTTGAGACATGGGCGAAGGATCATGGGTTCTATTGGGAATGGGTAAACCCCGGCGCGGTTGCCCTTGTAAAGGGGGCAGCATGACCCCCTTCGAGGCCGCCTTCTGCGCAGCCGTCGGGCTTCTGGCGTTGCTGTTCTTCAGCGTCTTGGCGCTCTTCATGTACGCGCGCCCCGCGCCGTGGCCGTGCCTGCGCGACCGCCGCGAGCGGCTGCCGCACCCGACCATCCGCGCGCGCGTCGTGCAGCCGGGCAAGTATTCGCGGTGGTGGGTATGAGCGCCGTCGACACCTTCTACAAGAATCTTGAGCGGTCGGTGGGCCTGCGGACTGATGCCGTCAGCATCGCCGCCCCCACCCGCGCGCGCCTCGTTGGCGTATCGGTCGGCGAGCTGGCGCAAGCGCTTAAGTTTTCCGGCCTTTCAATTTTTACGGGCCACGACGGCGTGGTCGAAATCCGAAGAGTCGATTCAACAACCCAAGAAGGAGAGAAGCGATGAGTCTGTTTGTTAGCGCCGCCTCTGGCGGCAGTTTCGAGCCCCGCAAGCCCATTGAGGCGGGTGCGTATGCGGCCGTGTGCGACATGGTCGTGGACCTTGGCGTCCAGCCGTCACCCGGCGGCCAGTTTGCGCCGAAAAGGACCGTGGTGCTGCGGTTCCAGATCCCGGAGATCCGGGTCGAGATCACTCGGGAGGGCGAGACGGTCGAGCTGCCGGCGGTCATCAGCCGCACGGTGGGCCTGAGCCTCAACGAGAAGTCCACGCTCTACGCGCTGCTCACGAGCT